CGGTTGACAGCAAGGTCAAGGCGCGGAAGGTACCGCTGCTAATGGACCATGAGCGGCTGACCGGGGCGCACGTCGGCGTCGTCACGATGATGCAGGACGTGGGCGACGCGTTGATGATGACCGCGGACCTGTTTGATACGCCGGCCGGACGGTCGGCGCTTGAGTACGTCAAGGCCGTGATCGCGGCCGGGGCGACGACCGGGTTCTCGATTGGGTTCGTGCCGCGGCGGTCCGAGATGGTGACGGTCGACGGCAAGATCGCCGAGCGGTTCCTTGAAATCGAACTGCGCGAGGTATCGATCACGCCGATGCCGGCGGTGCCGGGCGCGGACGTGCTCGGGGCGCGGGTCGACGACGCGCCGAGTGAGCCGGTCCGGTCTGATGTGGAATTGTTGACGCTGGCCGCTCGGGCCGCGTTACAAGCGTTGCCCGTTGACGAACGGGCGGCGGTGTTGGCGTTGTTTGCAGTACCCGCTCCGATCACGTCGGCTGCGTCCGATCCCGCCGCGACCCGCGCCTCTGGCACGGCTTCCGCACCGGATGGCGACCCGCTCGAGGTGACGCTCGCGGTTCCGAAGGCGACAATGGACCAGCGGCTCGCCGCGGTCCGCTCTACGTTCTCTCTCTAAGGTGCAATCATGAAGAATCCTCTGGTTTCCAAGAACCGGGCCGCGGCCGAACTGCGCGAGAAGGCGCATAAGATTCGGCACGATCTGGTCGACGCGAACAACAGCTTTACGGCCGAAGAAGTCGAGCGCATGACGGGCGAAATCCGCTCGCTTGAGATGCGCGCTCAGGCCGCGGCCGATTTCACGCCGGACGCCGAAGTCGCGCGTCAGGGCGGCGACGAGGGTCTGGTCCGTGTTGATACGGCCGAGCGCAAAGAGTTCGCCGGCATGGCCGATGCGGCCTCTGAGGTCCGTTCGGTGATCGCTAACGCGTTCCCGAACATCGGCAGCTACCTGCGCGCCATTAAGCACGGCACCAGCAACGCGGCGCAGATTGCGGCGCTCAAGCAAGCCGACCAGATGACGCGTACGATCACGGGCTCGACGAACGGCGGCGAGTACCTGCTGCCGCTCACGCAGGTGCCCGAAATCTTTTCGGTCAGCAACCAGCAGCCGGGTCTGTTCCAGTACGCGCGCCGTTACAACGTGCCGGGCCGCTCGCTGCGTATTCCGTACTTGGTGCAGGACGAGGGCACTACGGTGCTCAACCGTCCGATGGCCGGTAAGATCGCCAACGTGACGATCGTCGGCGAAGGCGCGACCAAGCCGGAACGCGAGCCGACGTTCGGCCAGCGTCTGCTGACGATGTACAAGTACGCCGCGGTCACGCAGTTCGGCGACGAATTGCTCGGCGACGACTTCACCGGCGAGCTTCCGAGCGAAGTGACGACGGCGGTCGGCGGCCAGATCGTGAACAAGATGAACGAAGATATCACGATCGACGGCACCGGGTCGTCGCAGCCGCTCGGCGCGCTGAACAACAACAACACGTCGCTGATCGCGGTCAACCGCGCCACGGCGTCGAACTTCACCGCGGCCGACGCGTTCTCGATGTACCAGCAGCATACCCACGGCCCCAACTCGGTGTGGATGGTCTCGCGCCGGGTGCTCGCGAAGCTGTTCGCGCTCCAGACCACCAACAACACGATGGTGACGTGGATCGCGAACCTGCGCGACAAGCCGCAGATGCTGTTGCTCGGTCTCCCGGTGATCGTCACCGACCTGCTCCCGACGCTCGGCACGAAGGGCGACGTGGCGCTGGTCAACGGCGATTTCTACGCGATGGGGCTGCGTCAGGCGTTGACGGTGGAGTCGTCGATTCACTTCGCGTTCGTGAACGACGTCACGACCTACCGTTTCGTCGCGCGTGGCGGCGGTATCCCGCTGCCGACCTCGACCTACGCCTACAAGGTCGACGGCTCGGGCAACAAGGTGGACCCGCATTCGCCGTTCGTCGTGCTCGATGTTCCGGCGTCGTCCTGATCCGACGATTTTCGAGACAGCACCCACCGGGGTCGGCGTCCTGCCGGCCCCGGATGGGGCGGTCGCGTCGATGACCGAGGTCGTCGCGCTGACCGACTGTATTATTGGCGATACCCGGCGGCAGACCGGCGAACGGTTTGCGGTGCCGGAGGATCGCGTGGATGCGCTGACGGCGCTCGGGTATGTGACGCCGGATGGCCTGTTTGACCTGATGCACCCGGACGCCGCGGCCGCGTGGCGGAAACACCAGCGGGTGGGGCTGACCGACCGGTCGCTGGTCTGCGACGACAAAACGACGCGTTACCTCTGGACGGCCCCGGGCCGGCGGCTGATGCCTGACGGGTTGCCGTCGGTGTACGCCGTGGCCGAGCCGACGCCGGACGCGTTGCGGGTGCTGCAATTGACGAATTACGATCCGGGCTCGGCGGTCTACCGCTACCATAGCGCCGCGAATACGGTGCCCGGTATCCTCTCGGCGTTCGTACGGTGGGGCTACTCAAACCCGCATTGCCACCTGCGGCAGTGGGACGGCGACCTGCACCGGCGGACGGTCGAATTGTTGGCGATGACCGCTGACGTAATTCACGTCCATATGGATTGGCGGACGCTGACGAGCGAACTCAAGTACGCGCTGCGGGGCAACCAGCGCGCGGCGATCACGTACCACGGCTCGGTCCTGCCGGGCGACGAGCGGCGGGTCTTTGTCGACCACGAGACCGATCAGCGGCTCGGGGCGATGCAGTTCGGGGCGCGGCCGTACCACGGGCGGTACGGGGTCGCGCGGTATCTCCCGATCCCGGTTCCGGTCCGCGATTACGCGGCGCTCGCGGCCGGCCACCGGCGCGGCGAGACCCTGCGGATCGCGCATTCGCCGACCAAGCGCGAGATCAAGGGCACGACCGCGCTGCTCGAGGCGGTCGACTACCTGCGCGGCGCGGACGGGGTGCGGGTCGAGGTCGTCATGATCGAGAACCTGTCGCACGGCGAGGCGCTGAAAGTGAAGGCGACCTGCGACGTGACGTTCGACAGCTTTTGGCTCGGAATGCAGGGCTCGGGGCTCGAGGGCGCGGCGATGGGGCAGGTCGTGATTGCCGGCGACCGGGACGCGGCGGCCGAGGCGGCGGCGCTCAACGGCGGCCAGTGTCCGTGGACGTTCGCGAACGATTCGTACAAACTGCGGGACGTCATTCGCCGGCTGGCCGCGGATCAGGCGTATGCGCGCGCCGAGGCGGCGCGGGTGCATGAGTATGTAGCGCGAGTGCATGACTACCCGGTCGTCGGCGCACGATACCGGGACTATTTCAACGAGGCGTAACCGATGGCGCTCCCGACGACGGCGGACCTGAAATCGTACCTGCGGATCGAGACCTCGGCCGAGGATGCCCTGCTCGCGGCGCTGTTAGGCCGGGCGAAGGCCATGCTCGAGATGTGGACCGATACGCCGATCACGGCGACGAGCCAGACGGCGATCGACCGGGCGGACGCGCTGGATATGCCGGTCACGTCGCTGGTCTTTCCGCGGCGGCCCTGTGCGGTGACGGCGATCACCGACAGCGACGGGACGGCGGTCGCGGTCGCGGACTATTGGGTCGACGGCCGGTCCGGCGTGATCTACGCCAAGGATGGGGCGACGTTCCCCTACGGGCCGTACACGATCACGGCCAACGTCGGGTTGTCGCTGCGGCAGGATTACGCGGCGCTCGAGCCGTTGCTGAACGAGGCGATCATCGACCTCGCCGCGGACCTGTACCAGCGGCGGACGCCGGGCGCGGCGGCTGAGACCGCGGCTGGCACGTCGGTGACGTGGGACGCGTCGCGGGAAACGGTAGCGCGGGTGATGAAAACGCTCCGGCTGCTCAAGCTCGGGGTGGCGCAATGACGGTGACGCCGGGGCTGTGGGATCGGCGGCTGACGTTCTACGACCGGCGCGAGGTCGGGGCCGACGGGTTCGCGCGGCCGGTCTACGTCAAGGTCGGCGAGTATTGGGGCCGGCTGGATGACACGGCCGACGCGCAGGAGATTCCGCTCAACCCGCAGACGCACGTCGAAAGCCGGACCGACGCCGCGGCGCATTGCGCGGATTACGTGCCGGTGCCGAAGTTCGGGATCGTCCGCGATACGACCGTCGCGCCGGGCGGCGCGGTCTATCTGATAAGGGGCGTCTATTTGCAACGGGCGCTACGGCAGCAACGCATTACCTTAGAAACCATCGACCCGACCGAGTACGGGACGTATGCGATCTATGAGGACGCGGACGTTTGGGACGGCTACCACCTGATGACGGAGGCGCAATGAGCGGTGCGTACCGACACGAGGACGCGCGACGGCTGTTTGGGGCCGATGCGCGCCGCGCGATCTGGTCGCCAACCGATACGGCGCGCGCCGAGGCGATGGTGGCCGAGTTCGGCGGGGTGCTGTCCCTTTCTACCGGCAACGCGTCCGGTGTCTGTGTGGAATGGCTGGACGAGTCCGGCTATCGCGTGGCGCTCGAGGGCGTCGACGCGTCGGCCGTCTTGGGCGGCCTGTCCGCAATGCTTCGCGACCGTCGGACGACGGACGCCGAGGCGTCCTTTTTCCCTTCCTTTCTGACGTAGGAGATTCCGGCGATGGCGGCGTTCAACAAGTTCGACG